CCAAATGGCTGTTGGGGTTCTTATACTTCCACTGTCTTTTACGCTAATAGGCATAATCTTACCTTAGTATTGATACCAAACATCACCGTTATTACCGCCCGAAGCGGCTGAAGTACTAACAGTTCTAGTGCCATATCCATTAGCTGTTGTAGCGTCAGCTATATTAACTAATGTGGCTTGTTTAGTGTTTAATTGTGTTGTAATATCGGCTCCGACTCCTGTTAAAGAAACTCCGCTACCTGTAAATTTAGTTGCTGTAACATTGCCAGTACTAGGGTTGTAAGTTAATCCTGTATCTGTTTCTGCTCCTTGCGCCCCTGTTGATCCGTCTACAAATACAGGATAAACTGTTTCATTATTTGTATTATTAGCCGAAGTTGTAAAAGTTGCTGCGTTACCCGATATATCCGAACTTATTGTCGCAGGTAAACGAGCATCCGCTACTGTTCCAGCATTAAGGTTACCCGCGTTTCTAAAAAATGCTGCATCCTGACTAGCTGCCCCTAAATAATTTGCTATTAAATTATTCTGTAGTGCATTATTGTTTCTGGACAGGTTACTAGCTCCTGCTGCGTTATTGGGGGCACACCCCACTACAGTTGCTACATCTATTGCATATTGGGTGCCTGAAGCTACCAAATCTGCCCAACTAGACGAGCCTCTGATTAACCATTTTTTATTGGTTCCATCCCAACGTATTGTGCCTTCTACCCAGTTTGATGCTAATTCTGTATTATCATCATCATTAAACTGTCTAGCTACGTCTTCGTCTCTTCTTCTAATATAAGTTATTATATCTGAATAAGTTGACGCTAATTTTGGGTCACTAGTTGATACCCAATCTGCTGCTGTATATGCCATTATTTAAACTCCTGTTGCTTGCCATGTAAATGAACCGTCTGCAAAATCTCCTGTTTGAGCATCCAAAAGGTACACTTTAAAAGTTGTAGGGTTAGCTACATCTGTAAAATCATAAATTGCGGTATTCTGTCTACCGTTGTTGTTTCCACCATTAATATATTTTGGTGACACAGTTATACTATTAACATCTTTAAAAGATTTATTAAAACTAACTGTAGCCCCTGCTGCTCTATTAGCATGTGTAATAGACACATCTGAAGTAGCTTGGTCTCTAACCGTTCCAAGCCCTAAAGATATTGATTGCTTACTAATTTCTTTAAAACCTTTATTAGTAGAGCCATCATAACTTATTTTTACTTTTACGTATCTAAATGAATTAGCTAGTAAAGAAGTATTTCCTGCCGTTCCTGCTGTCCATCCTGTATTGTTAGTAATATCTGCTACTTCAAAAATTGTCTCACTGTTAGTATAATATATTATAGGAGTGGAGGCCACTGTCGCTACTTTATCTTCTGAAGTTGTAGTTAATGTTATAGTAGCAGAATCAATTTCTGTTCCCATATCCCATTTTTGATAGTAAATAGCAGTCTGTTCTGGTTTTACAAAATATGTATACCCTGCGGATACTTGAGCCTGTGGAGTAGCCCAGCTATTATTAACAAAATGTTGTTGCCAGGTTTCAGTAGTATTGATTGGTAGTACCGCACTAGTGTTACTCTCATCTTCAATATTTGTCCAAGAAGCTGCTGAAGCTTCTATCCAGTTTCCTCCATTATTTTCACAGTCGGTCTCATTACTTGATACATACCCACTACAGTAACCAGCGGCTAATGCTGGTTGATTATACTTAGAATCTACCTCATTTAATACCTCAAAATCTCTAGGCTCACTAACTTCTACTTGGATAGATTGAGGAGTAGCAAAATTGCCTGCTAGGTCTTTTGTTCTTGCAAAATACTTATAAGTTCCAGATGAGGTTTCAAAGAAAGAATACGTATTAGTACTACCAACATTAGTAATATAAGTAGTAGTGGTTAAATAATCTGTAACAGTACAAGTTCCTGCCGCAGGACACCTGTAAATATCATAAGATGCAATAGGTAAAGAAGTAGCTGCGGGATCTGCCCATCTAAGTATAACATTATTATCAATAACCTGTGCAGTTAAAGAACCTGCTGTAATTTGGTTAGGGTTTGTTACTGGAACCGATATTCCAACAGGTAATGATATGTTACCCACGGAATCGTAAGCTACTAAATATATAGTTCTTGTACTTTCACTTGAACCGTTACTTGGCCCCCAAGTTACTGGGGTGGAGTACTTTGATGCAGTACCTGCTTTAGAGTTCTTTTCACCCCTAGTAGATGTTAATTTATTAGTAGTAGCGTTCCAGGTAGGTAATTCCCAAAATATTCTAAAACTTGTAATAGGTGCAGTAGTAACTACTGGGAGAGTCCAAGTTACTTCCACAACTCCGTTTGAAGATTTAGTAGAGTAGTCGCTAATACTTAGTCCTGTAGGTGCATTAGGTCTAGTTATTGTTACATCTTCTATATCAGGTATATAGTCACTTTCTGGTACATTGTAACCAACCCCCCAGTTACCTGCTGAGTCTACCGGGACTACCCAGTATCTCCTAATATCGCTAGAGGTACCAGAGGAAGAAGTTATAGTTCCATTACTATTATCCATAGTAGGACCCCAGTCGACTTCTTGTTTGAATTCTGTAGTACCTAATTCGGATAAATAAGGGCTTCCCTTATTAGCAAATGTGGGCGCGCTACTCCCTGTCTTATAATCCTGATAAAAAACTTTATAATGTGCTATAGGTAATTGAGAAGAACTAATCGAAGGAGCTGTCCAAAATACTCTAGCATCTACCTTTGTTCCTTCATCATTTTGAATGAATTGGTGTGCAGCAGACAGTACTGTAGGGGCATTTATTTGAATAGATTTAGAAATTTCATTTCCTGATTCGTTACCCGCAACATCTAACGCCTTAACAATAAATGTTCTATACGCTGTTGTATCTCCGTCTTCTCCTGTTCCCCAAGTTACTGGAAAGGTTAAAGTATTAGCTGGATTAAACACCCCTTCTGTAGTTCCATGTCCTGTTGAAACACCTCCCGCCCATGAAGTCGAAGAATTACCTGTTCTAAATTTTACTTGGTAACTAGCAATGTCAAATTGAGTAGTATTAGGCTTAGGCCAAGTTATTGTCAGCGTACCGTCTTCAATAGTGTGAGATATAGTTTGAGAATTCCATGTTGCACCGTCTATAGTTATTGTACGTTGTGCTGCATTAGTAGAATAAATACCCGAAGTATCTACTGCTTTTATAAGAAACTTCATTGCTCCTAAAGTCATACTACCTGAAGTATATAAAAAATTATTAGCCTTTCCTCTGAATACTTCAGTATTATTAGATAATGTAGTTTCCCATGAGCCTGTAGAAGGGGCTTTCTGGATTACATATTCCTTAAAGTCTACATCAGTTATATCTGGCCAACTAAAATATATAGTTGCAGATGTAGGTCTAATTTCAGGTGTATTAAAAGTTACATCTGAAGGAGGGGCTATTTTGCCTAGTATTGTAGCAGACTTCGTAGCAAATCTAGAAAATATATTAGCCATTAGTATATTCTCCTAGTTTTTACTCGAAATTCTAGGTTTCCGGGCGGTGCATCGTCAATAATCATACTTGTAGTTGTTGTTTCTCCTAAGGAGTACCAGTTAGACACTGGAGAAGTTAATCTCCATTCAACATAGTAACTTGCTGTATACGGGTATAAAACCGTTGTACCTGCGTTTACTGGAGCAGTCCAACTAAAGGTAGCTCTATTTTTAAGCGTATTTCTTGAATCTAAATATAGTTCTTCTGATATTGCTAAGTTACCTGGTTCAGGAACTTTTTCTGAAGGGTCGGGTAAAATACTAGTAGACTTAGCTGAAAAAGCTATATCTTCTTCTATTAAGTTATACTTAGCAACATGGTACTTTAAACAGCTAATTTCTACCATGTTTTGTTCCATTTCTCTAGTTGCTAATACTCTAAAGTCTTGGGCTTCCACATTGCCCATTTCCTCTAGAATCCACATATATTCTGCAGTAGGAGTATTAGTATAGCTATCATCAAAGCTTATCTCAGTAACGTCTGTTGATGCATAGTCCCAAGTACCATCTTCCGATATTGGTCTAGTTTCTACCCAAGTAAAAGGTTTCCATTCATTGTTTATATTTGCATTTAAACAAGCAGATTCTGAAGATTCTGATTGTTTTATACCGTTCCTTACACAGGCAGCTTCTGTATTAATTAAAGATAAATTGTACACTGGACCATCTGTCCAAGTTTGTGAAGCAGTCTCGCAAGCCGCTTTAGTAGTATAAGAACTATTACTACAAGTTCCACCAGTCAAGGGAGTAGCAGCATCTAGTTTAACAAGACTGCTAGTACTATTGGAGGCTACTCTTCCTCCGTACCTAACTCCAGCCCTAGAAGGATCTGCTACTTTAATAAGATCTCCGGGGCGAACTCCTGCTCCTTCCATTCCAGTTTTAAAAGTTACAGTTTCAGTTTCGTATCTTTCAGTATATAGTAACCATTTTCCTATTCTTCTAGCCTGGGACTGAGAAGTACATCCTACGGCTCTTACATTAGTAGAAAATATTTGATTATTAGCAGCTACAATTCCTGAAGCATCTTCTACGTACTCTACATTTTGTTTATATAAATCCTCTGGGTTATTCCAAGTTACTAAAGCTACATTGTGTCTTTGTTTTCTAGAAGTTCCTTCATACGTGAACTCTCCTCCGATTACATTTGCCTCACTAAAATTCATAATGGGGTCTTTAGGAGCATCTTGAACGGCAGTTATCATACCTTCTTGCCAGTATAACATGCCTCTAAAAATAGAAGCTATATCACTAACTACTTTAAACGCTTCTTCTGCCGCTGTCATATATAAGTTACAAGTAAATCTGGCTTCTTTATTACCCCACCCATCGTCTACACCAATAAAGTCTCCTTGGTTATTTACAGCATCACAATATTTAGCTATTTCGTATAAAGACCATTTATCTATTTGATTGTCAGAGAGCCACCTACCCAGTCCGTATCTGCTATCAGTACATAAATCATATAGTACCCAAGCAGGGTTACAGGTCCATTCAGTATCAAACGTACCATCCCACGTACCGTTATATAACTGAGTACCAACTTGAGTACCCGTCCAAGTACCTCCCGCAGAAGTACAACTATCTTTTCTTCTATAACCTCCAATGGAACAGTGCCCAGGGTCATAAGAAGTGTAGTTACTAGGAACTTTTACTTTTACTCCTTTAATCTCGTAGCCTCTAGTAGGAACACTATCAAATTGTCTAGAATCGATCTGTGTAGCAATTAAGGCACTGTTAGGGTACGTTAGTCTATTATCAATTACTTGAGTATAAGAACCAAAGTATAAATTGTTGACTACTTTAGAACTTGAAGGGTCACCTGTGGTTCTTTCTACCTTTACAGAAATTGTGCTAAAACCAGAAGATTTCCAAGAGTTTGGTATATCAAGTCTGTAAGACCTCTCATATTTAGTAGTAGTTTTTCCACTAATGGAGTGTTCTCTTGCTAAATACCAACTGCCCGAACTATTCTTATCTAAGTATATTTTATAACTAACGGAAGAACCGTGTAAAGTACTCTCATCATTATTTATGTCTGTTAAAGCATTTACGTATAAAGTTACTCTTACAGCATCTACAGTACTAGAGTTAAAGGTTCTAACTATTGGACCTGGAGACCCGTTTTTTACTTCTACATTAATCTCTGTAGTACTTTCTGAGCCTTCAAATCCAGGTATGGAACTTTGAGAATTTGTACCTTCTCGTGTTACGTAACTAAAGTCATCAAAGTTGTAAGTTCCACTTGCGTCTTGTAGAGGAGTACTGTTTAAAAAAATAGATTTTGCTCCATTAATTAAACCGACTATCTCTCCTTCAGATACTAAATCAATTACCCTAGCTTTAGAAGCAGAAAATAAGGTGTTGTCGTCCTCTTTAGGCGAGCTACTACCTTTGTCTTTTCCTTTGCCTCCTCCTCCAGAGCCTCTAATCCATTCGCTTTCTCTCATTAGTAATCTTCCGCCTTCATTCCTGCGCTAATCACTGCTCCGCCAACCATAAGTTGCCCGTAACATACAGGGATTGCAACACCTTGTTGAGTAGTATTTACTGCGCCACTAAAACTATAATTTTCCATATCAGTATCACTAGGAGTATCTGGGGTAGGTGCTAATAACTGAGCTATTCCTCCCATTAGAAGCGCACTTCCATATCGCATAGCCATCCCTTGAGCAGCTACTCCCATTGAGGCTGCCATGGCTCCTGATGTAGCACTTACCGCTGTAGCACCTCCATGCAGTACTGCTCCTGTTGTTCCTACAGCACCTGCCGAAGCCGCAATTGTACCCGCCAACCACGGAGCAGCTACCATTAATCCTATGCCTAGTATTACTTTACCTAAGCCACCTTTCTTTGCTCCAAGTAAAACAGGTACAATTTTTATTTCCTGCCTACCTGAAGGGTCGTAAATTTCCGATTGGTGTTCTAAGTAAGTCTTACCGACCATTACTTTATAGCCCACTCCTCTATCTTGTGAAGATGCTACAAAGTTTCGAAATCCAGGGTTATTTGCTGCAAGAGCCTGCATCGCTTCCGATGGAGAATTGACGGCTAAAGACCAGCTTCTGCCATACTTCTCTGCTAATTCTCCATAAAGAGTTATTTGTTTTAACATAACGATTCGTGCCTTAAATGATGAGTGGTATGCTTGCGCCAATACCCTCCGTAAATTTCTCTATTTGATAACCTACCATGTATATGATGTAAAATTCGATCGTTTCCGATGAAAAGTGCCGCGTGGTTAGGCACAGGTGAAACTAATTTTATCAAAAATATATCATATTTTCGTATATCATTTTCATCCTTTATTTGGATAAAACCCTGTTCCTTGTAGTTATCTAAATATCTATTCTCTCCCTTTAACCACCACTCATC